TGGTAATGTGTCAGGTGGAGACGACGGCGATGCTGTGCGCGACCCGGTGGCGCGTCAAGGCAACCAGGGCGCCGTCTCTGGCGGTTTCAACCAAGGAGACACTGAAGATGAAGACTGAAATCAAAGAGAGCACGACCTCCAGCGTCCTCAAACCCGTCAAGGGCACACACAAGTGGCTTGTGCGACTCATATCAGAGGGCTCTGGTTCGACTGGTGTTTATACGAAGGAGGCGCTGCAGGGCAGTTTCGCTGAAGCATTCCCGATCGGGACGCACATGTATATCGATCACGCCTCGGAGGCTGAACAATGGGATCGCCCCGAAGGCACGCTGACGAAGCTGGCAGCGGTTATCGCGGAGACGCCCCGCTGGCAGGACGCACCTGAGCCGGGTATGTATGCGACGATCGAAGTGGTTGAGCAGTGGGCCCCGTTCATCGAGCAGGTGTCGGATATTATCGGCGTGTCGATACACTGCGGAGCGACGCTCGCGCAAACAGACGACATAGTGACACAGGGGGATTCTCTGCCGCCTGTGATAGAGTCGTTCATACCGTCGCCTGTTAATTCCGTGGATTTCGTCACAGTTCCGGGTGCTGGCGGCCGCCTCGTCGAGGCGCTGGAGTCGTTCAAAAACGGAAATGCTATTATGGACGGTAGCAACAAACACAATTCCGAAAGGAAGAGAATGGATACTGAGTTCAAGGAGGCCCTGGAGGCCCTGGACACTAAACTCTCCGCTCTCGTCGAAGCCCTCGCCGATAAGGCCAAGAAGAAGGACGAAGAGGAAGAAGAGGACGCCAAGGAGGCCAAGGAGGAAGAAGAGGACAAGGCCAAGAAGGCTAAGGAGGCCATCCTTGCTCTCGCCGACTCCGACCTTCCCGAGGTCTCCCGTGTGCGGGTCGCCGAGGCCATCGCCCGCGGCTATGACGCCAAGACGATCATGGACCGCGAGACCAAGCTCGTCAAGTCCATCCGAGAGAGCCTGTCGGGCGGCTTCGCCCCCGAGTACGTGCCCTCTGGTAAGAGCGCCGACGACTTCGAAGCCGATTTCGCCAAGCTGACCTGGTAAGGAGATCACCGCATGTCGCAGAATCACGTCAAGGGTGGAGACACCTACGAAGTCCAGGTGGACGCCGCCGTCAAGTCGGGCGACGTCGTCGCCGTCGGCAAGGTCGGGGCCGTCGCCCTCACCTCCGCCACGCCCAAGGATGACAACAACTTCTACTCGACGCTCGCCTTCGAGGGCATCGCACACCTCGGGCTGGACGGCTCCGTCAAGGTCGGGGACATCGTGACGATCGACGGCGCCACCGAATCCGGCAAGGCGGCCAAGCCTGAAATCGCAGCCGACCCGAAGGGAAAGATCGTCGTCGGCTTCGTGCTCAACCCGCTGTCGAGCTTATCTACCAAGTACGCCGTCAAGCTCACCCAGGCTTGGCTCTAAGGAGGATATCTACATGGCGATCAACAAGAGGGAAGCCTACAAAGCGGGTATCCTTCTGCACAGGGCTCTCCACGCGGACGACATCCGTGTGCGCAACTCGGCCCGCAAGGACCTGAGCGAGGCCATCACCACGTCGGATCTGCCGGTCAACCTCGGCCCCACCATGAACAAGATCATGCAGGGCGAGTATGAGCAGGTTCCGTCCAACTGGCGCGAGTGGGCCGACACCCTCGAAACCCCCGATTTCGAGACCGTGCCCTACTTCAGCTTCGACTTCACCGACGACAACGTTCCGGTCCGCAAGGACGGCAAGGGCTACGTCGCACAGGGGTTGCCCGCTGTCGGAGAGCTCGGCGAGTACCCGATTCTCGGCCTGAAGGCAGAGCAGTTCAAGCTGAAGCTCGCCAAGGCCGGCGTCCAGATCCCGCTCTCCTGGGAGACCCTGAAGCGCTACGGCGCCGACTGGCAGCTGATCCCCCGGATCACGAAGGAGCTCGGCCGCCGCGCTGCCAACCAGGAGTCCATCGAGGCGGCCCTGCAGCTCGTCCAGCCTACTGGCCTGAATACGACCAACTTCAAGGCGGCTAACAAGAACGTCCTGGCCGGCAACCCCGAGCTGAGCATCGAAGCGCTGGAGAAGGCCTTCGCACAGCTGGCCGTCACGAAATACAACGGCAAGCGGATCATCATGCCGACGAAGTTCAACCTGATCGTGCCCCCGGCGCTGGCGAGCCGCGCCGAGCAGATCATGAAGGTCGTCGAGATCCGCCGCCAGAACGGCACCGAGACCCAGGTGATGGGCAACACGGTGTCCGGGAAGGTCGCGAACGTCTACGAGGTCCCCGAGCTCGCGCTCATCGCCGGCGACTACGCCGACAAGTGCTGGTTCCTCCTGCCCCCGAAGGGCACGATGCCCCGCAAGAACATCGTCAACGTGTTCCTGGAGGGCGAGACCGGGCCGAAGATCTTCGTCGAGAAGACGACGAACAGCTCCGAACTGGAGGGCTCGTTCGAGAACGACGCTTACAGGACGAAGATCCGCCACCTCGTCAAGTCCGCTTTCATCGCTCCGGAGGGCACTCTGGCCTCCAGCGGTGCGGGCGCCTGATAACGATACCCGACAAGGATGGAAACCCCGCCCTCACAAGGGGCGGGGTTTCCTGTAGTGGAAAGGGGCTACGGTGCCCGACAAGCCGAAGATAACCGTGGACGAGCTGAAGCTGTTTCTGCCCGGCCTTGACCTAGACCCCAAGCTGTTCGAACGGCTGTGCGCACTGTACACGAACGTGTTCAAGGCTGCGGCGGCTGCTTTGCGCGCCTACGCGGCGAAGCTCGTCTCGGAGGGCGGGGTCGAGAACGTCAAAGCCGACGACTTCACGCTGTCCGGCGGGGACAAGAACGTCGAGGCCCTGCTCGCTCTGGCCGACAAGTACGACGCACAGGGGGATGCGCTGGAGAACGGCGAGGGGCTCGTTCTCGTCCCGATGAAGGGCGACGACGTGTTCGAGAGAGCGAGGGAGTTCCTTGGCAGGTATCTCTGAGGGCCGCCTGGCGATGGCGGCTAAACGCGTCGAACGCTATATGGTCGATGAGGTGACGATTTATGACGGCAAGAACATCAAATACGACGCTAAGACTGACAGCTATGATTATGGCGCAGTCGTATATTCTGGGAAAGCGCGTATACAGCCGATACGCCAACCTGAGGTAGCGAACGATCAGATTGCGCCTCAGACGACTAATCGTGTGCGACTTCAGCTCCCTCGCTCGACGATGTCGCTTAACATACCGATGGCTGCACGCATTAAAGTAGTGAAGACGCAGGACACCCCGCACATGGTCGGCTATTTGATGACTGTAGCGGCTGTGATTGACGCCTCTCAGTCGTTCGAGCGGACGATCATCTGCAACACGCCGATGAACAAAGCCGAGGCGTAGGTATGAAGATCCGCACAAAGATCGGCGCCAACAAGTTCACGAAGTACGCTAAGCGCATCGAAGACTTCCGTGAGTACGATCTGTTCGCGAACGTCATCGACAAGATCTCCGAAGAGATTCCTCCAGCTTTGCAGGAGACGATCGAGAAGACGCCGTCCGCTCTGGTGCCGGGGAAGATCGGCCGTATCTGGACGAGCCACATGCACGACAGCGTGAGCGTCGTCGTTCCGGACAACGTGACGGTCGAGTACGGCTGGATCGAGGGATCCAGCAAGTTCGACGGTGGTTGGGACCACGACTACATCCTCGGCCAGGAGTATGGCGATGATAGAGTGTGGGGCATGAAGGCGCTCGACAAAGTGGCCAAGCAGGTGAAGCTCGACGAGAAGACCCGCAAAGAGGTCTACACAGAGACCCGTCGCATATGGAAGTGGGGGCGATAACAGACTATGGCGAAGTACATCGACGACATCATGGCGAAGATCCGAGAACTCTCCGAGGTGCCGCCCCAGCGAGTGGTCGAAGAGGTGGCGCTCCCGGACTTCGACGAAGGCCAGAAGATGCCCTATATCGCTGTCGTGTTCGGCACACCGGGGCATATCAGCCAGGCGACGAGCATCGTCTCACAGCTCAACGACGGCTACAGGGTGTTCTTCCTGTGTCATGTGCGAGCCCTCACCGCACAGCATGCCCGCGAGATCGGCGAACGCATCCTGTGGGGGCTTGTGGGCTTCGAGCCGGACAACAGCGGCGGGATCACGGTCCACGGCGGCCAGGGCTTGAACTATGCCGGGACCAACCACAAAGTGGTGCAGTGCGGCTACGAGCTCTACTGCTCCTTTATCACGAACCTCAAAAACCGTATTTGATAGGATGGTGCATATGGGCCTCTACAAAGACATGAACACCGGGGACGTCGGCATGTACCCGGATGACTTCGCTCAGTTCTTCGGGACGTTGGTGCCGATAACCGAGGAAGAGCCTTGTAGCGACTGTTTCATTGACAACGACAACGAGAAAAGGGGGAAGCACAGTGGCTAACGAAGTTCGCATGCTTCGCGGCAACGTGACTATTCTCTTCGCCGCTCCTGAGGCATTCGCTGACTGGCGGCATCCTACGGCGGCGGAACTCAACGCACAGTTCAGTGCGACCGACAACCCGCGCAACCTGGTGTTCAATGTGTCGTGTGCGATCCTGGACGGTTATTCGCTCGGCGAGACCGACCCCGACACGGACAACACTCGAACGATCTGCGATATCTCCGAAGTGGAGAACCCGACCCTCGCCAAATACGAAGGCAAGTTCACCGCGCTTCGTGACGAGAGCGTTGACGACCAGGGCGTGTTCAACATGATTCGCGACATCACAATGAAGCCCGACATCACACTGTTCATCGTGGAGCGAATCGGCAAGCGCCCGAACAAGCCGTTCGAAGTCGGCGATGTGTTCAGCATCTACCGCTTCCAGACTGACTACCCGGTCGACGGGTACGAGTCGAACGGCTTCATCAAGTACGAGCCGAACTTCCTTCAGAACGGTGCGTTCGTCCTCAACGAGAAAGTAGCCGCATAATGGATAAGAAAGTACTCTCCAACGAACACGTCAACGTCTGGGTCCTCCCCAAGGCGTCCGTGAAGGACATCAACGCTATCACCGTAGAGGAAATGAACTCTGCGGTGGCTATCGGCGACGCGATCAACTGGGACGACACGACGATCCCCGCCGCTAAGGCGTCGAAGGAGCAGTCGTCCCTGTCCCTGCTCGACGCCGCGGGTTCTTCTTCCCGTGGTGCCGCACAGTATGAGGGATCCCTCACCATGTACTACCCGACGAACCCGGACGACGCGAACTCGATCTACGCGAAGGCGTGGAACATGTTCAAGAAGACCCGCGTCGACCTCGTTTTGGTTGTGCGCGGTGTCCTGAAGGGCCGCGATCCCATTGCCGCTGGCCAGTGGTACTGTGCGTTCCTCATGATCGAGTCCACGTACAAGAACACGCTGGAAGGCGACAACCCGACCCGCTACACTGTTTCTTTCCTGCAACAGGGCCAGCTGGCAGTCAACGGCGTCTTCAAGGACACCACGACGGCGATCACCGACACGGAGGCACTGACGGTGTCCCTCAACGAGCACCGTCCGATCCTGCCGAAGATCCACGGACATGTGGCACGCTCCGTGTGCTCCTACCTGTCGAAGGACACCTCTACGGTCTCGGTCAGCCCTCTCGGCGTGGTGACCGGCCTGAAGACGGGCAGCTCGGATGTCATCGTCAGCCACCCCGCTTGTGCGAATGTGACGGTCAAGGTGACTGTGGCATAACGCACACTCCAGTGAATAGCACAGGGCGTCTCCTCTCCGCCCTGTGCTATTCTTGTTTACGACGTTACCCTAACGCATAACAGAGAGGATTTCAACTATGGACATTTTCGAGGTGCTGTCCCGATCCAAGGCGCCGAAGGCCGAGAAGGTCGTGTACCTGGACGCCGAGGCGGTGCAGGACGTCGAGCGGCTCATCAAAGAGCAGGCCGACGCCGACGTGATCAAGGAAGCGGTAAAAAGGCGGGACGCCTCTAAACTGACATTCCACCTTCAATCAGTGACTGCTGATGTGCGCGAAGAGCTGATGATCGGCATCGAGAGCGCGGACAAGACGAAGAACAAGACGAAGCGCGTGTCGGAGGCCTACCTGGCGCTTCTGTCGAAGACGCTGTACAAGATCGAAGACGCCGAAGGCAACGTGGACGAAAGGAAATTCAACTCCGAAGAGATCCGTAAGATATTGAATGCACTGCCCGGCGAGCAGTATCTGGGCCTGCTCGTGGCGGCGATGAATCTCCTGGGCGCGTCGGCGGACTACGACAACGCGGTGACGGTGGATTTCTGATAGACGCCCTCCAAGACAAAGGGGGGAGCGGCGCTCTATCGATGGTTAGGACGGCGGTGGACCTGCACATGAGGCCCACCGCCGTCATCTATAACCAGCCCGACCCTTTCGGGCATTGGACGGAACTGGACTATAAGCTTGTGCTGGCTTACAAGACGGTTAAAGACGAAACGTGCCAGAAGTGCGGTAATCCTATCTGGCTGTGTCATTCGAACGATCCTGATATAGCATGGAGAGCAGAAGATAGAACATGCTATGCTACTAAAGCAAGGATGATGCATGATTGGGTCAGCACACACCGCGCCACCGATCCGCCTCCCTATGAGGACAAGCAGAAGTGGGGCAAAGACACCGTGATGACGCCGTACATGCCAGACTACGCGGAGCGAGACCTGCCCACGAGGATGGACTACTACAACAGGAGTGAGTGATGCCTGATATCAAGCAGACTATTGAGTTCAACGTACAGGGTACGTCCGAGCTCCATGAGGCTGCGGAATCCATCAACACTATCGCACAAGCCCTCGACAACATCAAGGGCAAGGTCGTCGGCGCCGACATCGGCAAAGGCCTGGACGGCGCAGGCCGAGGCGGCCGAGAGGCCGGAGAGGGCTTCGACAGGGCGGGTCGTGCGGCGGAAGAGGCGAAGTCGCGCATCTCCAACATGCGCTACGCCCTCTACGACGTGGCCGCCGTTATGCAGAACATCTCGAAGGCGACGATCGGCGCGTTCACCACTGTTGTCAAAGAGTCAATGGACTACGAGTCGGCCTTCGCACAGGTGAAGCGGACTAACGACATCGCCGGGAAGTCTGCCGACGAACTGCGCAGCAAATTGGAGCAGATGGCTTCCTCGGTCACGACGACGAACTTCAAAGACCTGTCGAACATCGCCGCCCTCGGAGGCCAGCTGGGCGTCGCCAAGGAATCCATTACGGATTTCACCGAAACCGTCGCGAAACTGTCGGCCACCACTGATCTCTCGCTTGACAAGTCGGGCGAGACGATCGCGCGCTTCCAGACGATCATGGGCACGACGGGCCAGAATTTCGACAATATCGCATCCTCGATCTTGAAGGTCGGCGTCAACTCGGCTGCGACGGAATCCCAGATCGCCAACACATCCACGCAGATCTCTGCCATGGGCAAGTTCGCCGGCATGACCGAATACCAGGTGGTCGGTCTGTCCGGCGCCCTTGCCTCTATCGGCGTCGCGCCCGAGCTCTCCCGAGGCGTCATCACGCGTATGTTCACCCAGATGCAAAAAGCCATCCGGGGCGGAGGGGACGAGCTCAACCTGTTCGCCCGCGTGGCAGGCGTCTCCGCACAGGAAGTCCAGTCCGCGTGGGGCACCTCAAAGTTCAGCGACATCTTCGTCAAGTTCATCGCCGGGCTCAAGAATCAGGGCCAAGGCGCCATCGGTGTGCTCAAAGACCTAGGTATCAAGGCGTCCCGCGATGTGCCGACGATTCTTCGTCTCGCCGAGGCGCACAAGACACTCGAACAGACGATGAAGGACGCCGAGTCCGGCTACAACGACTCGAAGACGCTCAACGACCAGTACCAGCAGATCGCCTCCACTACGGCTGGCAAGCTGGAGATGCTGAAGAACTCGTGGGCGAACCTGAAGGCTGAGATCGGTAGATCCTCGAACTCGGGGATCGGAGACATGCTCGGATCCCTTACGGGTCTCGTCACGGTCCTGACGAATCTTGTGCAGAACCCCGCTGCGCAGTGGGTTGCCAAACTGGCCGGCGCCTTCCTGACGGCTGGCGGGATTATGGCCGGGTACTACGCCAAGCAGGCCCTCGTCCTTGGCGGGGCCTACGCGTTGACAACCGCGCAGAGGTCGATGGGAATTGCGATGCAGCACCCCATCACGTCTATCCGCTCGCTCCTATCGGCCCTCGCTGAGACGGTTAAGCTCTACAAGCTGTCAACTGTCTCCGTCAACGAGCAAACCGGTGCTCTCTACAAGAACGCTGGCGCCGCTCGGGGTGCTGCCGCATCCCAGAGGGCGGCAGGACAGGCGGCGGCCTCGCAGTCCACAGCCGGGGCTGCAGCGGGCGGAGCGGGGCAAGCCGCCGGCGCGATGGGCACCGCGGAGAAAGCCACCTCGGGGCTCATGGGCGCCCTAAAGGGATTCGCCGCCGGGGCGGGAATCTCCCTGTTTTTCACGGGGTTGGCGAAGGTGACGGAGTCTTGGACAAAGCGCTCCGAGGCCGCCAGAGCAGAGGCCAAGGCGCTCCAGCAGGCCCAGGCTGACCTCGCACAGTCCGTGATGCAGGACACGAAGGCCTTCGAGGAGGGTGGCAGCGCAGCCTATGTGTTCGCGAAGGCCACTAACAAGGCAGGCGAGTCTATGTCCTCGCAGTTGTTCTCCACATCAGACGCTAACGCTCAGACGAAGGCCCTAGCACAGGCACAGGAGCTCCTCGCACAGAAGACCGGCCAGTCGACTGACGAGATATCGAAGCAGACGTACGCTATCGGCGAGAACTCGCTGAAGAAGATGGCCGAGCAGATCGCCGGAAACACGGGCTTCAAGCAGTTCGGTGATGAGCAGCTGGCCACGCTGCGCCAGATGGGCTTCTCTGTGCAGGAATATTCGAAGCTCGTCACGCAGGGCAACTCGGAGATGACAGATTCGCAGAAGAAACTCGCCGAGCTCTACCGTCAGAACGGCTTCGGTTCTATAGCTGACGACATCGAACGCAGCACCCAGAAGTCCAGCCAGTACATTGATTCGTTCAAGAACAAGATCCAGGAGATGGTGGCCTCTGGCAAGATCTCCTGGTTCGACGGCGAGAAGATCCTCGACACGCTGAAGAAGATCGACGACAACGCACACCAGACCTTCGACGGTGTGCGCAACGAGTCCGATCTCGCCGCACAGACCATGAAGGGCCTGAAGGGCGACACCGCCGATGCCGCTGACGAGATGGACAACATGGGCGAGAAGGCCGACAAAGCGGCCAAGGAGCTCAAGAAGGTCGTCGATTCCGCGCTGTCCGGGGACGAGGCGTTCGTCAACCTCGAAGACGCCGTAGCCAACCTGGGCGAGAGCCTGTACAAGAACGGCGTGAACTTCGACGAATTCTCGGAGGCCGGCAGGTCTAACCTGAAGGCTCTCTATGCTGTTGTGCGCCAAGCCGCAGAGGCGTCCGGCGGGGACGCCGAGGTGATGAACGCCTATATTCAGCAGATTATGCAGTTGCTGCGTAGTCACGGCGTAGGCTCCGTCCAGGTTCTGGAGCGGGTCGAGCAGCGCCTGCACGCCGTGGCCAACAAGGCGACGCAGTCGGCGAACCAGATTTCGAAGGCCGCTGTGCTCGCACAGAAGGCGGGCAACGCGATCGGCATGATCGCGGCGAGTATCGCTACGGGGAAGGATTTCTCGAAGGAGGCTTCGGCTTCGTTGCAGGGTCTCGGGAAGTCCTCCACTGCTGCTCTGCCGTCCATCAAGGACCTGGGTAAGGCACTCGACCAGGGCTTCGCGAGGGGCGCCAGGAATGCTGCTAAGCATGCTAAGAAGGCTCGGCACAGGACGAGGAAGCTCGGGGACCGTGCGAAGAAGGCGGGTAAGAAGATCAAGGAGGCGGCGAAGGAGATCAAGACCTTCACCGACTACATCAGTGAGCTGTCTTCCGTGGCGAACGCGGCCTTTAATTTCAGGTGGGAGTTCCCGAAGTCGCTGGACGAGACGGCGAAGTCGTTCAAGACGATTAAGTCGTATTTCGAGAACGCGGCGAAGGACGCGCAGTCGGCGAACAAAGAGATCGGTGACGCCAACAAGTCGATCGAGGAAACGCGCAACAAGATCGCCGAGCTGGATGCCGAGCTGTCGAAGCTGCAGTCAGACCGGAACAAGTTGACTTTTCAACTGAAGGTGGCCGTCGATTACGGTGACACGCTGCGTGCGGACGACATCCGTGCTGAGCTGCAGAAGAATGCCGTCGCACAGCAGAAGAACCGCACGGATCGGAAGAACGCTGAGGGCGATCAGGCCGGCAATTACCAGAAGCTGTACGAGGCGATGCAGAAGCTCTCGGATGCGCAGCAGAAAGCGCGGCGGGACCTGACGGGATTCTCGGACGCCGCCAGGGAACAGCGCGGCAACGTGCTGTCTCTCGTCGAGGCCTACCAGAAGCAGGTGCTCGCATACGCCAACACGGGCGCCAGCCAGCAGCAGGTTCTAGCGTATGCGTCTGCCCTGCGTGCGGAGTTCATCAACAACATGACGTCGATGGGTTACTCCCGGGCGGAAACCGAGCGCTATGCGGCAACGTTCACGGACCTGTCGAAGGTCATCAACGGCGTCCCGAGGAACTTCACGGTCGGGGTGAACGCCGATCCGGCACTGCGAGCCCTCTCCGACTTGGAGGCGAAGAACCGCAAGTCTCAGCACTCGATGGATGACAACCGCGACGCGGCTGATAAGCTCGGCAACTCGCTGAACAACACCGGCGGGGATGCAGCCGGCCTCGGCGGCGCCCTCGGGGGTGGCGGCGTTGGCGGCGCCGCGGAACAGGCGGCCGTAACGTTCCAGCAGCTCGGGCAGATAACGGGCAATATCGGCGCGGAGATGTGGAAGGCCGCCGGATCGGCCAACACAGCCGCACACGGGCTGGGCAACATGGGCAACCAAGCCCACGGATCCGCATACTCGATGGACGTAGCAGGCAACAAGGCAGGTTGGATGTCCTACGCGATCAACGGCATTCGGGAGGCCGGCTACGGGGCTTTCAGCAACATCATTAGCAGCGCGCAGCAGGCAGGGTTCTCGTTCAACCAGGCTGCAACCGATGCCATCAACCTGTGTAATCGTGTACGCGACCTCCGGCAGCTGTCCGTCGGTCAGTTCATGTTCGGCTTCAACCAGGCGTGGGGGTTCTCCACGGGCGGTAAGGTCGGCGGGTCCTCGTATAGCGGGGGCAAACAGTCCACGGACACGGTGCCGGCTATGCTGACACCCGGCGAGTTCGTCATCAACAGGCAGGCCGCGCAGACCGTCGGCTACGGCTTCCTAGAAGCCGTCAACTCCGGCCGCGCCGCTGCCTCGGGCGCCTCTGCCGCCTCGTCCGGCGGAGCAGGCGGCGGGTTCGGTGGAGGTCCGATCCTGGTCGAGCTGTCCGGAACGGATCGGCACATCCTGGTGAGCGCGGTCAACAAACCGACGGTGATAGACGGCAATGCTATAGTGGGGATGGTCAACGGCTCTAACGCCATGGCATCGAGGAGAGGAGCATAGGAATGCCTAAGCGACCGAAGGTGTGGTTCGGCACACTGAACGACATGCGTTGGATTGACGCGCCCGTGGCGAACTTCCAGAGCAATAGTACAGGCTTCAACTACAGCGCTACGACGCTGAGAGGCGACGGCTTCGCCAAACGGTCCGCGTTAACGCACAGGGAGTTCACGCTCACCTGGGCAGCCAACACGGTGGCCGAGCACGCCGCCTTGCTGTACCTGCTGTCCACCAACGAGCTGCTCTACTACGTAGACCCGCTGGCTATGAAGACGAACCTTCTGCCGGGGTTCATGTCGCACTACACCCCGAACGCCACAATGTTCACGGACGACATCCCGCACGTCGCTACGCCGGGCGCCTACAACGGCGCACCGGCGTGGTCGTGGAACCCGGCGTGGATATGGCAGATCGGCCAGAAGATCCACTGGCCGGAAGGCTACAAGCTGTGGGCGGGGTGTCGCGGGGACGGAACGATCCAGATAAACGATACGGCAGTTACGGCTGTTAGTGAGTTCGACGGACGCTACGTCACGACGCAGATCCCGACGAACAACACCAACAACCCGTGGGGTGAGCTCCAGATGTGGGCGAGCTCTCGTATTTCGAGTATCTGTGTGCGAGCATACCCCGAGACGCAGGTGAAGACGATCAGCGACGTTCCGAATAACTACGGGCCGTTCCTGCCAGGTATGGGCTACGGCGCGCTCCAGCAGAAGGAGCCGTATTCAATACAGGAGTACAGCGCGGCAATCGACGGCTACGAGGTGGCCGTGACGGCGACGTTCGTTGAGAAGGTGCTGCTGTGAGCGTCGCACCCGAGCCTTTCGAGTACAGGACGGATCGTTCACTGGAGTCGTTCTCCGCGCAGTGGGACCGCATGTCGTACAGCGTCCCGGGCGGCACCAAGGGCTACCCTGTGATAACGTTGACGGACAGGTTCTTCAAACCGGCTGATGTGTCAACGACGTGGACGAACAAGCACCCGGTGTCGAGCGTGTACGAGTTCCGCGGGGATGTGCGAACGTTTACATCCAACTACTCGACGAACACCGTGACCGTCGACGACTTGTGCTACAAGCTCAAGCAGATAAAGGTCGTCCCCACCCAGTACAATAACTTCCGGAATGTGGTCGTCGAGCTATTCAAGCTGTGCGATTATGACAAGGTGTATGTGGACGGCTTCATCAAGTCCGACCAATACAATCCGATCATCATGGCTCCCGGTGGCTCATTCAATGTATGGGATTATCTAAATACCTTGTGCGCCGTACATAACGTGTACATGCTCCGTCAGAACTCTAACCTGTTGTTCCTTCGTGACAACAACTTCCTGAAGGAGCACATGAACAATGTGACGGGTATGAGCTACAGCGTGGACCTCGCACAGTCCACTAAGACGGTGAAGACCACGTACAGGCCCATGCGTTACGCCTACAACGAATACCTGCCGTTGAGCAAGGAATCGAAAGACACGATCATCCAAGTAGACGCCCGGAAGACCGTGGAGCAGACTATCACGCTCGACGCCTACGTTATCGAGGCCATGACCCCCTGGGTGACCCAGTGCAAAGACTACATTCCCGCGAAGGACACGTCCGGGTTGGAGTACACGGCGTACTGCGTAGCCGGCAACGACGGACTGCCTATCACAGCCTCCCAGTGGCTCGGGCAGGGCGGCAGTCTGTCTGTGCGTCTCGATCCGAAGAACCACAACCAGATCATCGTTACGGTGCGCGGAATGGTAACGTCCGACTATTCGCCGTTCCGCATCGCCGCATCCTCGGGTCCGTCCAACTACTACAACTCGCTGCGTTTCCGCGGCACCGGACTGGTGATGGGTCCGGAGGACACGTACGTGACGCACACGGGGTCGTCAACACTAGGCAGCGACGAGGAGCAGATCAACAACCCACTGATCAACACTCCGTCTCTGGCGATAGACAACAGCCTCAGGGCTGTGTGGGAGAAGTCGGGATCGATCCCGACGATCACGCTCACTTCCCCCAACCTGGAGAGCCGTACGCCCTCGATGACAGGTAACGACCTTTTCCTTACGTCGGGGTCTGCCTTCGATTACGGTGGGGACCGCTTCATGACAACGCACGTGGATATGAACAACCAGGAGATCACAGTGACAGCCACGTCCCGTATAACCTGCGACGAGTTCTCCAACACGATCGATACGGGTGTTTCGTTGGCCGACTACGAGGCAAAGATCTCGAAGACGATCTACAACGTGTTCCAGTTCAATCAACCGCACAAGGAGTACAAGCCGGAATGATACCTAACAAGAACCTAGGCGCCGGTGACACGTGGGGTGCATGGGTGCAGGATGAGATAGCATCCATCAACTCGGGCCTCAACAACTTGGGGATTGGGGGTGTGCGCAACTCCCTGAACGGACTGATGTCGAACCTGGACAACACTAACAACAAGCTGTCGTTCCGATCCCTTACGGGCGACTTGCACATGCTTGGCCCCAATTCCGATAATGTAATGATGGCCGAGAGTGTAATGAACTACCCCGAGAACGGGAGGGGTTATTTGAATTTCCTCTTTTTCGGCAGTGGTCGTTATGTGAATAAGGGTGCATCGGATGCATTCCGGTCGAAGATGCAGCTGGTGCTCCAAACCGCTTGGACACCCCCTAGCGGAAAGCAGACGAAGTACGAAGATTACTACATCTCTCAGATGCCAGGGATGTTCAACGGCGAGATAAATCCGGGGTACTACGACCTGTATGCGTTCTATAACTTGACAGTGCCACGTGTCACCCAGGTGGTTTTCCGACTTATCGGACAGAACAGGTTGACTCACAACCCGGAAAAAGACGAGTACAACTATTTCAAC